CTTGAAGTACTCTGGTACTACATTCCAAATATCTTTGTTCCCGTACTTTTGATAGTAATCTAAGTACGCCCTAATACACTTGAGAAGAATGATGGGCATTTCACCATCCAATTTCGCATCCAATTGTGGATCAGCGTCACGAACTTGCTTAGCAAAATTCCATGGCAAAATACGACGAAGAACCGAACCAGAGTTATCCTTCCAACTTGGAACTTCATTACCACCCAATATTCCAGGAACCTTCCATTCAATGGAGACAGCTGTCTTGTTTTTCACAGCAACCGAAACATCTTCACCAGAAACCATAGATTGGAACTCTGCCTGTTCAAGAGCCAAATCACCCTTGACTTCTGGAGCAATAAACATGAAGTTATCTTTGATTGCCGAAAGACCAAACTTCTTTTCAATGTTGTTTGAAAGGGTACCAACATCTTCGGGTTCATAGAACTTCTTGAAAACCTTTGTAATCAGGGTAGATTTACCGGATCTGGCAATACCCTTGAAGAATGGAATGACTTGCCAAGTATCCATTTCACCAACATCAAAGCAAAGACGACCACCCATCACATAGGCCCAGTTACAAACTTCTTCTTCGAGATTTTGATAATGTAAAATAGAATCAAACCATGGTGTTGGAATGTCTTGCCAGCGTTCCAAATGTGAAAAATCGTCAAACTGCTGATCAAAATACTTACACGAAATAATGGTCGGATCTAAGCAACGGAATTCTGGGCTATCGTATGGGTAAAAACGGCAGATGTGAATACCTTGATCAGGAGCCCATTCTTTACCCACAAAAAGTCCATTTTTGAAAGACCAGACATGACGCCTTTTTGTAATCTCTGGAAACTGAGCATCAATACACTTGGACATATTGTCAATCACATCTCTGAATACAGTCCCACGGCTCGTAAAGTTTTTCCAGGTGGCAAAGTCATCATCTTTTTGTGCCAAGGAATAAACAAATTGTTCAATCGTAAATTTTGGTTGCCACGCTCTCGTTCTGTGACCTTCAATAGTTTTAATCTCTTCACAGCATTGCCCCTTGTATCTTCTGTAGCCACATTTGTAAGTTTGATCAAGGGAATACAGGAGACACTTCTGAAATGGAGTTGAGTTTTCAATTTCTTCGTCGTCCATTGTTGAAGGATCACCCAAAGCCTTGAATTGTGGTTGAGCGGTTGGATTGTAAACCCTTTCAAAAGAAATGTAGTGTCGCCTAATGTTATCATAACCATCACTTACCTGTTTCAAAATGTTATTTATCTTGGTAACAATTGTAGCTCCACTTTCATCTAGTTCCGTTTTGTGCATTTTTAGGTCTCTCGCATGATTCTTGAGGTTTGTAAGATATGCTCGGCATCTATCACGACTACCTTTGATAGCATGCAATTCAACCTTTGAAGGATCCAGATTTCCATTTTCATCAAAGCTACTGTGATGAATGTACTGTCTGTAGCCCAAATTTCTAGAATCTGTAAAATCATTTGACTTTAGGTTCCACACACTTTCCCACTTATCAACTGTATTTTGAACGCCATCTTCTTTCATCGAAAGGATATCTAGTTTATGAAGTTCAGTAAGTGCTTCATACTTATTAGGTTCCTTGTCGATGAAATGGGTCTCGTCCATTTCTATGATTTATCTATACACGAGTTTTGTTTTTAACTTTATTTTTGGGATTGCATTTTGGAGAGCATTTTAATTAGGATCTTGTTTTGAGTTTCCAATTGGTAACAAAGGTTTACCAGGGCAGAGCATACGGTATCACCGTCTGGGGTCGCGAGAAGAGAGGACATGAGACCCGCAAGATCCATACCTTCGTCTTCATCTTCTTCGAAAAAATCTCCTTCATCTTCTTCAATGTCGCTCGTGTAAATCACTTCTTCCTCTTCTTCGTCAGATACAATTTCACCTTCTTCGATCTCATCAACCGAGTCTTCTTCCTCAGGACGTGATGACATTTAACCTAGACTGAGAAAAATTGAAATCAAAATTTTCGCACCAGGTGCGATTTCAGCCAGAAAAAAAATGTTGGTCTATAGTACAAAAACTCTCACAATGGCCGGTGGTCTCATGCAACTTGTCGCTTACGGTGCTCAAGACGTCTACTTGACTGGAAACCCTAAGGTTACCTTCTTCCAAGCCGTCTACAAGCGCCACACTAACTTCGCGATGGAAAACATCGAACAAACTGTCAACGGTTCCGCCGCCTCCTCAGGCCGTGTGTCCGTCACTATTGCCCGCAACGGTGATTTGGTCGGCGACATGTACGTCGAACTCGAATCTAACGCGGCTGCGACCGCGACCGAGGACAACGACAACTCCTCTACCTTCGATTGCAACTGGGTCGCCGAGCGTGCGATCGCGTCCGCTGAATTGTCCATTGGTGGTCAGCGCATTGACAAGCACTACCAACGCTGGTGGCGTTTGTACTCCGAGCTTTACTTGGATGAAGCCAAGAAGGCTAACTGGGCTAAGATGACCACTGCGGTCGATGGTAAGACTGTCTACTTGCCACTCATCTTCTTCTTCAACCGCAACCCAGGTCTTTACTTGCCACTCATTGCCCTTCAATACCACGAAGTGCGCATTGACTTCGATTTGACCGATAAGTTCGCCAACTACTGTAACACCTCCGTGTTCAAGGTGTGGGCCAACTACGTCTACCTCGACACCGAAGAGCGCCGCCGATTCGCGCAAAAGGGTCACGAATACCTCATCGAGCAAGTCCAACACACCGGTGTTGACACCGTGACTGCGGGCTCCACCACCAACAAGCGCCTCTCCTTCAACCACCCAGTTAAGGAGCTTGTCTGGTGCTTCAACGACTCCTCCACCACCGCGTCCAACGTTGCGGCGCAATTGTGGAACTTCACCCTTCACCCAGCGGGTGATGACATTAAGCTTGAATCCAACGCGTACGCGATTACCTCCGGTAACTGCTTCGTGTCAACCTCCACCGTTGGTACCCCACTCGTCTACTCGGGCGAAGATGGCTCCCTCTCTCCATTCACCGAGGAAGTCGCTGGTCCACTCACTGACTTCAAGCTCGTCCTCAACGGACAAGACCGCTTCAAGGCCCAAAAGGGTAAGTACTTCAACCAAGTCCAAGCGTACAACCACCACTCCGGTAACCCATACCCAGGTGTGTACAGCTACTCCTTCGCGCTCAAGCCAGAAGAACATCAACCAACTGGTACTTGCAACTTCTCCCGCATCGACAACGCCCAAGTCGCGGTCACCTCTCCAGCTGGACACGGTGTTACCAACATGCACATGTTCGCGGTTAACTACAACGTCCTCCGTATCCAATCCGGTATGGGTGGTCTTGCCTTCTCCAACTAAGTTGCTGATGGCTTAAATATATAAAAATTCGACTCTCGTCTCGTTTCGCGTAATAAAAAATTAGATCTAAAAGTTGTCAAGAACACAATTTTTAAATCTAATAATATAGTAAAATGAACACTGTTCGCGAACAACAAAAGAAAAAGGCTAGACAAATCCAGATAACAGGCGCCAGTATCGTGGGTGCTACCCTTATTCTCGGTCTTATTGGATTTTTCTACATGACCAGAAATACTAATATGAAAAGAAATTAAACAATTCATTCCATAACCAAATAAGAATGCAGGACATTTACACAGATGGAAGTTGTTTAGGTAATCCGGGTCCAGGAGGATGGGCAGTTGCTGGCGCGGGTATCAAAATGTCTGGAGGACAGGATGGAACAACCAATAATGTGATGGAAATGACTGCTGTCGTTAAGGCACTCCAACAGTGTCTCGCACGCGACATTCTTGAGATAAGGCTATTTACGGATAGTAACTATGTCAAGAATGGAATAACTTCGTGGATTAAGAATTGGAAACGGAATGGTTGGCGTACAGCAGCTGGTGCGCCCGTGAAGAATAAGGACCTTTGGATTGAAATTGATACTCTTTCGCAGCAGATGACCACCGTTGAATGGCGATGGGTCAAAGCACATAATGGACATCCACAGAACGAATTAGTAGATCGTCTCGCCCGAGAAGAGGCTACAGAGATTAAAAATATGCGCGTAAAATAATGGAAGCTCACGATGAGACGCATCGCTGGTGTGAAAAGCAGGAGAAGCTTCTAAAATCGTGGGCGGAGAGGGCCGCGGGTTACCGTTGGCTTCACAACCACGCCCGTCTTCACTACAAGAGGCAAAATGACTACCTTTCTTATCCTAGTATTGTGATTGCTAGTATAACAGGGGTTGGAGGCTTCGCAGTTCTCAATCCAAGTGGAAATGAGGATTTGGATCCCGCAACAAGAAACAAAATTATGATTGTTCAATACTTTTTCGCGTTTCTAAACGTTCTTGCTGGTA